GGGCTCCAGAGCGGGCTGGAAGTACACCGAGAAGGCGACCGAGTTCTTCGAGCTGCAGGGCGATGTGTTGCTTTCAAACCACGATAAGAAGCAGCGGGAGGCCTATGGGGAGGACGACAGTGATGAGAAGTAGAGCGGTGTTGGTGGTCGAGTTTTGCTTAAAAAATAGGCAGGATCGTTCTAGGTTTTTCACCCTCACCCCCCCTGAGGGTGACTATTTTTTAGGCACCCTCACTTGCCTGAGGGTGAGCTGAGGGTGATTCACGAGTGTTATGGTGAAATTGGAATTAAATCAATGACTTATCCTACTTATGCACATGAGGGTGAAACTGACAAATGCCTGAGGGGCAGTTCACCCTCATCACCCTCACCCCTATATAGGGTGAGGGTGAGTGCTGAGGGAGGGGTGAAGTCGTCAAAAACAGGGCCTCGAAAGATTGGCTGAAATATCACAATGCTTATACAGAAAGGACTAATTGCTAATGAGAATTCATTATCAACAAGAAGAAATAACGGGACTGGGTTCCGGGATGGTTCGGACGCTGTCGTTGGAGCTGCCTTGGCCTCCGACCGGCAATCACGCGACCAAGCACACGACGACCGGCGGGCACTACAAGACGCGAGAAGCGGGGCTGTACCGCTCGATGGTCCGCAATGAGGTCTACCAGTCAATGCTGACCGGTTTGCCGCTTACAGGGCCTCTGGAGGTCTCCTGGCTGCTGGCGCCACCGGACAGGCGTGCGAGGGACGTCGACAACGTGCGCAAGGAATGCGCCGATGCGCTGACTCTGGCGGGCTTGTGGGTAGACGACTCGTGCAAGGTCATCCGGCGCGAACGGTTCGAATGGACCGAGCCGGTGCCTGGAGGCCGCGTGATGCTCGAAGTGGGGGTGCTGGCATGAACTTCTTCGAGATGGCCAGGCGGGTGCTGGTCAACGACATGGTCGAGCGCACCCCACCGCACGAGCGGCTACGCGTCCAGCTCGAGGTGCTGCACGAGCACGCGGTCGAGCTTGTTGAGCTCACCGCAAAACTTCGCGAGCGTGCTGAAGCGCTGGCGCGCGAGTTCGGGCTGGACAAGAACGAGGGGGGCGACAAGCCATGACGACCCGAGCAAAGCCTGGCACCGACTTCGTTGCTGCTCAAGCCGACCGGATGTACGAGCTGCTGCGTCAGCGCTCAGCGCTGCCGCGCGAGGATCTCGAGTACGTCGCCGATGCGGTGGCCAGGCTCAAGGATCCGCGGCTCAAAGCGTGCGTGGCCGACCTGATCGGCTGGGGCGATGAAGAGCGCGCCGAGATCGAGACCTTCGTAGCGATCTCAATCGAGCTCATGAAGCGATCGACCGTGTCGACGCTGCGCTCGTGCGCGAGGACCGTCGAGCTGCGCCACCTGGTGAAGCAGGGGGTGGAGCAATGACTCGCACCGAGATCCTGCGCATGGCCAACAACGTCGGCCTTGGTCGTCACCTAGACCAGATCGAGGCGATCGTAAGGCAGGTGCGCCGCAAGACGAAGCCACTGACACCGACCGAGCGCGCCTACCTCGGGCACCTGACCGAGCCCCGCTCACTGCGCGATCTGTCTGCGCACTTCGGCTGCACGACCGAGGGCGCACGCAAGCACCTGAAGGCTCTCGACGCGCACGGGCTGATCACCAGGGAGTTGCGCTTCAAGTGGGCAAACGGCAAGCGAGGCGCGTGGGCCTGGTACTACCAGGCAAAGGAAACTACATCGAAATGAACCCAAGACAAGAAGCGATTCTTCAGCACCTCAAGCAGCGCCGTAACCCCGCCTCTGTCTACGACCTTGCGGCCAAGTTCAACATGTCCACCGACGGCATTCGGATGTCCATGAGGAGGCTTGCCAAAGCCAACCTGGTTCACCCTGAGAGGCTCTACAACAAGCGCCCAGGGTTCAAGAAAGGCGCATGGAGGTTGTACTACAGCGCCGTGAAGCCGAAGACCGAGGAGACAGGACAGTACGACTTTCACAACCCATTTGGACTATGAGCATGAAGGACTATTTCGCAGGACACACGCAGTGGCGCACGCCACACGAAGACACGCCACCGCTGGGCGTCAAGATGCTGCTGCTCAATGGCGGTGGCGTATGCGTCATCGGAACGTGGGGAGACTGGGCCGTGGCCTGGGCGCCGCTGCCGAGGGTGCCGGCGCACATCAAGGAGCTGCTGCTGCCCAAGCGGCCGGCCGCGGAGATGCCGCCGATCGATGACTGGAAGCTCACCGCGGGAGACATGGCATGAGGTGGCTACTCCAGAAACTCGTAGACGCATGGTGCGACTGGACGCACGGGGGCGGCGCGATCCGTCGCGACCCGACCGGCTGCATCAACTGGCAGTGCCACAAGTGCGGCCGATGGGCACTACCGACCGCGCTCGAGTACGAGCGTTCCATGACCGACCGCCACATCAGGGAGCACAAGCGATGAAGCGAGAGGACATCATCAGCGCCGCTCGAGCCTCGGGCGCAATGGACTTCTCGTGCAACGGCTACACGCACTGGTCGATGCCCAACTCAACGGCGTTCCTGATCCGGTTCGCCGAGGAGATCGAGCGCCGGCTACATGAAGTCCCACTCCACGATCGTCGCGACGCGGTATCCCTTTCGTCGCCAGATCCTGATCCTGGACTGGACAGCCTCGGGCGTTCGCATGGGTAGCGAGGACACCGGTCTGTCGTGGAACGTCCATCCGAGGAGGACGGTTGCGGGCAGCGTCTTTCGCCGACCAGCAGGCGCCTTGAGCTTTCTGCGCAAGGGCGCGTTCTTTGTAGTAGCCATGCGAAATCACGCCTGTGATGGAAGCTTCACCGTACCAGTTTGCGGAATGCCGAGTGTTTCCCTATCTTCCGCTTCCTTAGTGAGTTCAGGGGAAAAATGAGCAAACTACCCGATTGGGTCATTGACCTTGTACGCCAGTGCGCAAGCGACGATTGGTCTGGCGTCGATCGCGAGCTCGACTACCCGAGGGTCAGTCCGATGTTCGCAAGGCTGCTACCCGAGATGGCTGAGACCGAAGAGGTCACGGGTTACAGCAGCCTCGAGCTCAAGGCCTGCAGAGAGGGCATCGACTGGCTGAGCAAGGAGCACCCGGCCGAGTACGCGTCGCTCACCTGGGAGTTCCAGCGCTGGAAGCGCAAGCACATGGGGCGCCCCGATCAGCACGATGCGAATCTGCAACGCGCAGGCGCGCTGCTCGCTGCGTACATCGATCGGATATGTGACAACTAAGTATCACATTGGTTATACTAACGACATCATCAACCCACATGGAGACGACCATGGCAATCAAGAAACCGGCTGTAAGCCCCAAGCCACCGAAGATCACGCAGTTCCCGCCCTTGTTTCCGCTCCGGCCCTACCAGACCGAGCGCGTCACGCGCAGGCCAGGCTCGGCCGACTTCGAGAAGCTCCCGAGTCGCGCAGGCGAGCAGACGATCCCCTACAAGCCGAGCCTGTAATGCAGCCGAGCGAGAAGCTGCCGCCATGGCCCAAGTACAACCCCAACAACCCCTTCCGGTTCCAGTACGACGCCTACGGGCGTCTGGCCAAGCCGCCGCAACCGAAGAAGGTCAGCAAACGCAAGCAGGCCGAGACGGTCGGCCTCGCTCCATTCTGAAAGGACGAGCATGAAAACAGAGCCAACACACATGGAGAAGATGGTTCTTGACCGCATCCTGTCGCTCAAGAACCCGCAGAGCAACCTGCAGATTGCGAAGCACTTCGCGATCTCGCGCCCGACCGCAAGCAAGCACATTCGCGCGCTGATCAAGCTGGGCTTGGTCGAGCCGCACGCAAGGGTGGGCAGCCAGTACTTCTACGGCAGGCCTCGCACCGAAGACGATCCGATCGAGGTGAGAATGGTCAAGATGCCGCGCGCATACCCTGAGCGCTCCACGCACACCAAAGACGCCACGAAGCTTGCGCGCCAGCGCAGCGATTCGGCAGCCCTCCAGAACATCTGGGGAAGTGTGGTGAAGCTATGAGCTTCGTGTGCCCGCTTCCGCCCATCAAGGTCTTCATCCGCAAGTCGTTTCTCTACGACCACAAGCAGGGCTACAACGACCTGGTCGAGGGCGTGTGGTGCTCGGTGAAGTCGATCCGAGGTGAGGCGTTTCGCTTCGAGACCTACATCCCCGAGACCGGCGCCTTGTTCGACAAGCTGCCGATTAGTGCCTTCGTGTGGCACGAAGGTATCGAGGATGACGAGCTCATGCCCTTGGACATGCTGCAGATCTGGGATGCGATGAGCTACCACGTCGAGCTGATCCACAAGCCGCTGCTCGCCGGCCTGCGCTGCGAGTTCTTCGGCAAGGACGGTGAGAAGCACCCCGGCGAGTACATGTTCACGCTGGACAACTGCAACCCGGATCCGCGCATCCCCGACTTCGGCTTCGCCGAGAGCCCGGACGAGCACAAAAGCTTCAACGTGCTGCGCCTGGACAATGGCCAGTTCGCACTGCAGCCGAACAACCGATGCACGTTCATTGACCCGTCGCTCGCCCCCAGGGTGATGTCGCAGGCCGACTACCGCGTATGCACGACCAAGTATCGCGTGGAGAACACCGCCAAGTGGAGGCTGGGAGACACGACGTCGTTTGATTACGACAGCAGGACCGAGCATGCCTGACTTCATCAGCCCCAAGGACCTTGCAAAGCTGAACAAGACGATCGACAAGCGCATGGGCTTTCGATCGCGCGTGGCCGAGGCGAAGACCAACGCCGAGCGCCAGCGGCTGTGGCGCAATGGGGCTAGCGGTCGCGCGGTGCTGGCCAAGTTCAACCACGTCGGCGCAGCCTCGCTCGTCTACATCAAGAACCAATGGGGATTCAAGACCAACGTCGAAGCCGTGCAGACTGCGGTCAGGTACCTTGCAGTGCAGACGCGCAAGGGGCTCGAGCGCATCGACCTGGAGATCGATTGACCGCGGATATCACAATGATGTATTCTTGACGCGGGTAATTGCGCCCAAAAGTTGACTCCTTAACATGAGGTTTGCCGGCTACCAGCCGGCTTTTTTATTTTCTGGACCCGGTTGATCGACCCGGTTGCCCGTCTCCCGATCGGCGAGAGATGCCGCGGTCCAGTCCCGCAGGAGATGCCATGAAAGGCCTGATCAATCGTGCGACGGCCCAGGGCCTGTACGCAAACATTCACGCCAAGCGCGAGCGAATCGCCGAGGGTTCGGGCGAGAAGATGCGCAAGCCAGGCGCCCCAGGCGCACCGACCGCGCAGGCCTTTCGCGACTCCGCCAAGACCGCGAAGAAGTAGCCATGGGGATCATCTACCGGGGCATGCAGTTCGCGGGCTATGACAGCCCCAAGCGCACGCCCGGACATCCCGAGAAGTCTCACGCGGTGCTGGTAAAGGTCGACGGCAAGACGCGCCTGATCCGCTTCGGCCAGCAGGGCGTCAAGGGCTCCCCCGAGGGGAGCGATCGCAACAAGGCATTCAAGGCGAGGCACGCCAAGAACATTCAGAAAGGCAAGACGTCGGCCGCGTATTGGGCCGCCAAGGTGAAGTGGTGAACCAGACTCAGAAGAAGCCGCGACAAGTCGCGCCGCACAACATACCCAAGCGCGCAGCCTCCGATGAGGCCAAGGAAAAGGTGCTTGCGATGGCCGACGAGATCTTCGATCGGTACGTCGAGGGCGAGTCGTTCTACCGCATCGCCAACAGCCTGCCGTTCCCGATCAAGGGATGGCGCATGCGCGACATCCTGATGAACTCGGAGGAGACGCGCGAGACCTACGAGAACGCAGCAATCCTGCGCTCGCACCACTTCATCGAACGGGCGATCGACTTCGGCCGTGACTCGGCGCAACTGGGCGACGCCTCGGGCTACCGCGTGGCGATCGACACCCACCTGAAGGTCGCCGCAAAGATCAACCCACGCGAGTACGGCGACACCAGCAAGGTCGAGCTGACCGGCAAGAACGGCCGGGCGCTCGAGATCAAAGCTGACTTGACGCTTACAGCAGAGCAGGCCTACGAGCGCCTGATCAAGGGCGAGTAATGGAAGGCTTCGACTGGCGCAACCCCGACTACGAGGCGATCTTCAAGATCCGCGTCGAGCGCTTGCAGCGCATGCGCGAGCAGCCCGAGATCGTGGCGAGGCTCCAGGACTACTACGCCGGGCACCCGGCGGACTTCATCAACGACTGGGGCATGACGTTCGATCCGCGCCTGGCCGAGCGAGGCCTGCGTACGGTCGTGCCGTTTGTGCTCTTCCCCAAGCAGCGCGAGTTCATCGACTGGCTGCTGGCCCGCTGGCTGCAGCGCCAGGACGGCGTCGTGGAGAAGAGCCGAGACGCAGGCGTCTCGTGGCTATGCGTGGCGTTTGCCTCGTGGATGATGCTCTTCAAGGAAGGCACGGTCACCGGGTTCGGGTCGCGCAAGGAGGACTACGTCGATCAGATCGGCAACCCCGCGAGCCTTTTCTGGAAGGTTCGCCAGTTCGTGGACATGCTGCCTGGAGAGTTCCAGCCCGACGGCTGGGACGTGACCAAGCACGCCCCCTTCATGAAGATCCAGAACCCGGAGTCGGGTTCGTTCATCGTCGGCGAGGCAGGCGACAACATCGGCCGCGGTAACCGCACCTCGATCTACTTCATCGATGAGGCTGCGTTCCTCGAGCGGCCGGATGCCGCGGACGCTGCGCTCTCGCAGACCTCCAACTGCCGAATCTACGTCTCGACCCCGAACGGTGCGGGCAACCCGTTCTACCGCAAGGCGCACGACGGCAAGACCCCGAAGTTCATCTTCGACTGGCGAGACGACCCTCGCAAGGACGAGGCCTGGTACGAAGAGCAGAAGGCCAAGCTCGACCCGGTCGTCATCGCGCAGGAGATCGACCGCAGCTACACCGCCTCGGTCTCGAATGCGTTCATCGGCTCCGACATCGTGCAGGCTGCAGCCCGCAAGGGTCCGGCTGACCTGATCGCACACGGCCCCGTGATCATGGGCATCGACGTGGCCAGGTTCGGCAACGACAAGACCGTCTTCACCTTCCGTCAGGGCAGGGTGGTGCTGCGCCAGATCGTGGCCGGCAAGCTCGACGTCGTGGACGTCGCAGGCCGCGCCAAAGACGAGATCCGCGCCCAACTCGGCGACGTGTCGCAGATTGCGGTCGACACGATCGGGATCGGTGCCGGTGTGGCCGACATGCTGCGCCGTGACTTCGGCGACATGGTCGTGGACGTCAACTCGGCGCTGCGCGTGGACGACGGCCAGAACTACAACCTACGCGCCCGCATGTGGCGCGACCTTCGCGAGTGGCTCAAGACCGGCGCGTCGATCCCCAACGACAACGACCTGATCACCGACCTGACAGCCCTTCAGTACAACTACCGCGGCGGACTGCTGCTCATCGAGAGCAAGGACGACGCGAAGAAGCGGGGCATCAAATCCCCAGACCGCGCCGACTCACTGGCGCTCACCTTCGCGTACCCGGTCAAGAAGACGGATGACTGGGTCGTTCCCGTCGGCATGCAGGCGGCCTGGGCCGCTCTTGATGAAGTAACAGGATATTGACCATGAACGCAACTGATTTCCCCCAAGAGCTCGCCTACCAAGTCGGCGATCGGTTTGTCGACAAAGACGAATTCGAGAGCATGCAGCGCGCCGAGCTCGACAGGCTCTACTCGACCTTCACGCAGATGCGCGATAAGTGGGTGCAGGCCAGGGCCACGCTCACCGACGTCGAGAAGCGCTGGCGCAAGAACACGGACCTGTACTACGGCGACAACATCAACACGCCGAACGAATTCGAGAACACGCTGCGCAACGGGCCGCCGGCCCGCAAAGCGCAAGACGGCAACCGCTCGAAGGTCGTGATCAACATCGTGCGCCCGAAGGTCGATCAGGCGACCGCACGCATGTGCGAGATCCTGTTCCCTGTAGACGATCGCAACTGGGGACTGAAGCCCACGCCGCTGCCCGAGCTGGCCACCATGGTCGGCAACAACACGCCGACGGTCGATCCGATGACCGGCCAGCGCACGGGGCTGACCGCCAACGAAGAGGCCGACGCCATCATGCAGGCCGCCAAGGAAGCCTGCGAGGGCATGGAGCGCTCGATCGATGACAGCCTGACCGAGTGCCACTACAACGGCGAATGCCGCAAGGGCATCGAGGATGGCGTGCGCCTGGGTACGATGATCCTGCACGGTCCATTCCCTGCCCGGCAGACCGCCAAGGTCTGGATGCCGCTCGCAAACGGCGTGCAGGAGCTCCAGATCAAGGAGTCGATCGTCCCGGCCTCCGAGCGCCTGGACCCGTGGGATGTGTTCTTCGACCCATCCTGCGGCAACGACCACCAGAACGGCCGAGGCTTTTTTGTGCGCCGCATGGTGACCCGCAAGCAGCTTCGCAAGCTCGTGGGCATTCCTGGCTACGACGCGGAAGCCATCCGCGAAGTGCTGCGCCAGGAGCCCAAGCGCCTGCGCGTGGCCGAGGGTAGGGTGGTGCGCGACATGATCCGCGAGGACTCCTACGAGCTGTGGACCTACCACGGCGAGATCGAGCCCGAAGAGATGGAGATGCTCTCGAGCCGCACGGGCGACCCGCTGACCGACGTCGAGTTCGGCGTGCTCGTGATCGTCAACGACAAGGTCGTTGGCGCCATGGACTCGTGGGTACCGGACAAGACGCTGCCGATCGATGTCTGGTGCTGGCGCAAGCGCGATGACTCGCCCTTCGGCTACGGTCTACCCGACGAGCTCGAGCAGCAGCAGCGCGTCGTCAACTCCGCATGGCGCCAGGTCATGGACAACGGACGGGTGTCGCTGGGCGGCCAGATCGTGATCAAGAAGGGCATGATCATTCCGCAGAATGGCAGCTACGAGATCACCCCGAACAAGGTCTGGCTGGCCAAGGACGAGCTCGATGACGTCCGTGCAGCGATGACCACCTTCGAATTCGCCTCGCACCTCGAGGAGCTGCTGGCGATCGCCAACTCGGCGATGCAGTACGCAGACATGGAAACCGGCATGCCGCAACTCATGGGCGGCGAGAAAGGCTCTGCGCCCGAGACGGTCGGCGGCATGGTCATGCTCTACAACAATGCCAATGCGGTGCTGCGTCAGCGCGTGAAGCTCTACGACGACAACATCACCCGTCCGCACCTCGAGCGCTACTACGACTGGAAGATGGCCAACGACCCCGATCCTGCGATCAAGGGCGACTTCGAGGTCGACGCACGCGGATCCACCGCACTGGTCGAGCGCGACATCCAGAACCAGGCGCTGCTGAACCTCGCGGCCATCACGAACAATCCGCGCTACATCCCGCATCTGAAGGAGCGCGAAGAGCTCAAGGCAATCCTCAAGGCGTTCAAGGTCGACCCCGAGTCGATGATGAAGCCCGAGGACCAGGTCAAGCAGGAGATGGAAGCCGCCGCACAGCAAGGCGCCCCGAGCGATCCGCGCATCGCCGCGGCTCAGATCAAGGCCGAGGTCGACATGGCCAGGCTCGCCGACGTCAAGGAGGCTCGCGCACTTCAGGCGCAGCAGGTCGAGTACAACAAGCAGCGCGAGCAGGCCGAGTACGAGATCGCAATGACCGAGGCTTCGCTCAATCGTGACATGACCCTCGTGAAGCTCGACCAGGATGCGCAGCTCACGCGCGAGGAGATCGCTGCACGCGAGCGCCTCGAGGCCATCAAGATCGATAATGAGCGCCAGATCTTCAACGCTGAAGCGGCGCTGAAGGTGCGTCAAGGATCGGGCATCTGATCTATTGCGTGCAATATCACAATGCTGTATTATTCGGGGCGGGGCAGTGCGTCAAAAGATCGCTGTCCCAGCCATTTTTCCCCTCCTGTTGTTTCGGCGCCCCAGTGGCGCCGTTTTTTTTGGAGCCCTGATTGCTGAGACGCGAGGACTTCCTCTCGCCAACGTGGAAGCGTCTGACGCAGACCCTTGAGGATCGACTCAAGGAGCTTCGTGAGATGAACGACACCCCGTCGTTCGGACCAGACAAAACGGCCCTGATCAGAGGTCAGATCAGTGAGCTCAAACGAATTCTCAGCCTTGCGGATCCCGCGAGCCTGAGTCCCGCGGTCAGCCCCGAAGAACTCTCCGGCGCTGTCGAGACAGGCCAGCAATGGCCAGACCTGAGTGAGACAACAACCGAATGAACGTACAGGACCAAGTCAATCCGCTAGTAGAAGCACAGAAAATCTGGGATCAACTCGAGGCAGAGGATGCTGGCAGAGCCACGCCGCCCGCGCCTGAGAAGCAGGACAACCCGACCGAGGCCGCCAACCCAGCGCCCGCCGACAATCACAATGCTGATGCGGCCGACGCAATCAAGGGTAGCGAAGACCAGGTGCCGCAGGGTGATTCGTCCTTGCTGGACAAGATCGCCGGGCTTGAGTCGATGCTCCGTACGCAAACGGAGACCGTGACTCAACTGACGCAACGACTTCGGAATGCCGAGGGCCACATTGGTGGACTGGGAAGCCAACTGAAGCAGCAGCTCCAGACGGCCCAACAGGTCGCCTCCAAAGGCGGAGAGGCTCCAAGCGCGAACGAGATTCGTGATGCGCAGAAGAACCCCGAGGCCATGGCCAGATTGAAAGCGGACTACCCCGAGTTCGCCGATGCGATGGAAAGCGCTCTGAACGAGCGACTGAGCATGCTGGAGCAGAAGATCGCGCAGCAGTCTCAGCAGCCCGCTCAACAAGCGCCAGGCGTCACGCCTGACGAAATCGCCCGGCTTCGTTCGGAGATGGCCGTCGAGATCCGGCATCCGGGTTGGCAGGAACGTGTACGGACGCCTGAATTTGTGGGTTGGCTACAGCGCCAAGCCAGAGAAGTGCAACTCCTTGCGGCGAGCGATAGCCCGCAGGATGCAGTGCGGCTCTTGGACTTGCATAGCGATGCCCAGAAGTCAGCGTCAAACCAACGAACGCAGCGCCTGAACTCTGCAGCCGCATTGCCCACAGGGCGAAGCGGGGGTGGCACTCGCACGAAGCCCGTCGAGGAAATGACGCCCCAAGAGTACTGGAGCTATTTGGACGAACTTGATCGACAGAAAAGGTAATTGATCATGCAAACCTACTCCCTAGTTCCTTCGCGGAACCTCATCATGGCTGAGCGTGAAATGCTCAAGCACGCCATGCCCATCAAAGTGCTCTCCACCTTCGGCATGCAGAAGCAGATCCCCCAGAACAAGACCGATACGGTCGTGTTCCGCCGGGCTCTTCCTATCGACGCAGGCTCGAATGGCGCGCCCAACATCACCGCCAGCAACTACCTCCTCCAGGAAGGCGTGACCCCTGGCTCGCGCACCATCACTTACCAGGACGTGCAGGTCACCCTGCAGCAGTACGGCGTGCTGATGAAGCTCTCGCGCAAGGCCGAAGCCATGTACGAGGACGACATCCCCGCTGACATGATCAAGCTCGTTGGCGAGCACATGGCCAGCCTGGAAGAGCTCATCGCCTACGGCGTGGTTCGTGGTGGCACCAACGTCGTGTACTCCAACGGCACGGCCCGCACCTCGGTCAACACCGCGATCACCCTGAACAAGCTTCGCCAGGCTGCCCGTCAGCTCGAGAGCGCGTTTGCTCAGCTCGTGACCGAGAAGCTTGCCGCTTCGGTGAACTACGGCACCAGCGCGATCGAGCCTGGCTACCTCGTGTTCATCCACACCGACATGGAAGCCGACTTCCGTAACCTCACCGGCTTCGTTCCTGTCGCCAAGTACGGCTCGCAAAAGCCCGTGCATGAGCGCGAGATCGGTGCTGTCGAGCGCTTCCGCGTCATCACCAGCCCCTACTTCAAGCCCTTCCTCGCTGCGGGCGGCACCATCACGGCAGGCACGTTCCTGTCCAACGGTGGCACCACCGGCACCACTGCTGACGTGTACCCGACCATGGTCGTTGCACAAGAGGCATGGGGCCAGGTCGCTCTCAAGGGTATGGGCGCAATCGAGCCGATCTACTTGCCCGCCAAGCAGATCACGCACGCCAACCCGATGGGCCAGTTCGGTTACGTCGGCGCCAACTTCTACAAGAACGCTGTGCGCTTGAACGAAAACTGGATGGTCCGTATCGAGTCCGCCTGCTCGGCTCTCTGATGAACGGGGCTTCGGCCCCGTTTGACTGAACTCATTTCGTAAAGGAAACCAGACCATGTCTGACAATCTCTCCCAAGACTCCGGCCTGACTATCGCGCTCAACAGCGGCGGTTTGGCCGAAGGCACCAACAACGCCACCATCCAGATCGCAACCGCGATCAACTACGTCATTGACGGACGCTTCTACTCGAAGGCCATCACCGACAACATCGCGATCAGCTACAGCGGTCCCGCGGTGTACCAGGCCCCCACGGGCGTGGGCACGATCAATGGCTCGTTTACGGGCGGTACTAACGGCTCGACCCGTATCTACGGCATCTTCTTGGATACCGCAGGCACAGTCTCGATCCTGCCAGGTCCGATCGTTGATTCGGCCGACCTTGCTGCTGGCCGCGCTTCGCTTCAGTGGCCCGATGTCCCCAACAACGTATGCCCGATCGGTGGTCTGCGCATCGCGCTCACCGCAGGAACGACGTTCATCCCCGGCACGACCGACCTCTCGGCGTCCGGCGTGACCGACACGTTCTACAACCTGGCCGACATGCCGGCCAATCCGCTGACCGCGTAAGTCAGCAGGCGGCCATCTTCGGGTGGTCGCCTACCCCTAACTCATTGGAGACAAGACAATGCCAACACCCAGCAAGCCCATGAACAGTTACGAACGAAATCGAGGACTCGCCTCCAGCGACGTCGGTATCGAGAACGCCGTAACGCCGGCCTCCGAGGCTGCTTCGTCTCAAGGTGTCGAGATCGATACCGACAAGGTGCTTCGCACCGACGACCTCGAGTACGAGAAGTTCATGCGTGACGAGCTGGAAGTGTTCTTCAACGAGCCTGGCAACGAGCACGAGCCGGCATTCGTTGAGGTCAACGTCAATGGCGACTACCGCATCGCAGTCCGTGGCGACACGTCGAAGCTGCGTCGGTATCACGTTGCTGTTATCGCCAACGCGAAACAGTCGCGCGTACGCCAGAGAAAGGTCGTGAATCCAGACGGCAGCATGGGCTTCCAAGAAGAGAACGTGCTGTCGCTCACCTATCCGTTCCAGATCATGCACGACCCCAATCCCAAGCAAGGCGTGCCCTGGTTGCGTCAACTTCTGAAGAACCCAGGCTGACATGAATTGGCTCCAGCTCGCCCAGCGCTTGTCGATTGAGTGCGGCATTGCCGGCACGGGTCCGTCCGCTGTGACGGGCCAGACCGGAATGAACCTCAAGCTCGTCAACTGGATCGCTTCCGCATGGAACGAGATCCAGGGCATGTACGACAACTGGGGCTGGATGCGCCAGCAGTTTGCGTTCGACACCGTGGCCAGCACGGGCGACTACCTGCCCACGGCTACCACCAACACCCTCACGGGCAATCAGCTCACCGACCTACGTTACTGGTGGAAGGATACGTTCCGCTGCCAGAAGAAGTCGCTCGGCGTGGTCGACATGCAGTGGCTGGTCGAGTGGGAGTATCAGACCTTCCGCAATACCTACCGCTTCAATCTGCAGGTCAATGGCCGCCCCGTCGTGTTCGCTCAGAACCCGCAGGGCAAGGCCATCATGCTGGGCCAGATCCCGGACGACATCTACGAGATCACGGGCGAGTACCAGCAGTACCCGCAGCCGTTTGTGAACGGCACCGACGAGCCAGGCATCCCGAACGAAAGCTTGCACCTCGTCATCGTCTACAAGGCGATGCAGTTCTACGGGCTCTATGAAGCTGCGCCTGAAGTGCTCATGCGCGGCAATACCGAATTTAGCCGGCTGATGAATCAGCTCGAGCGCGAGCAGCTCCCTGAGCTCTCCCTGGGGAACCCGCTGGCGTAAGGGTAGGGCATGAACCTCAACGATCTACCCCGCGTTCAATATGACCTGATCCGCCTCATGGGCGGCATGGACCAGGTCACGCCGACGCTCTCGCTCAAGCCAGGCGTCGTGCGACGCGCGGCCAACTTCGAGTGCGCAATCACAGGCGGCTACACGCGGATCGCCGGGTACGAGCGTTTTGACGGCAGGCCCAGCCCTTCAGAGGCCCAGTACTACATCCTCTCCGGCACGTTCATCGATACCGTATCACTGGGTGATACGGTGACCGGCACGGTCAGCGGCGCCACCGGTAAGGTGATTGCATTACCGACCGGCGAAGTGGTCCTGACCCGTGTGACCGGTATCTTCCAGCCTGGCGAGAACCTCTCGGTCAGCGCAGTCATCAAAGTCTCGAGCATTCAGATCATCGGTGTTGCTGCCGACGGCCTACTCGATGCGCAGTACAAGTCGCTGGCCGCGGCTGACTATCGGGCCGACATTCAGGCGGTACCTGGCTCTGGACAGATACGAGGCGTTGCTTTCTATAACGGCAACGTTTACGCATGGCGCAACAATGTCGGCGGCACCATGCTCGGCATGTACAAGAGTACAAGCAGCGGATGGACTGCGGTGCAGTACTTCTCCGTCTTTGAGTTTGACTCCGGTTCGGACGAAATCTTCCCAGGCGACACGATCGTCGGGCATACAAGCGGGGCGACCGCTCTGATCAAGACAATTGTTGTTCAGTCTGGGACTTGGGCCGCCGGGAATGCTACGGGCTATGCAGTCTTCACGAATATGACCGGCACGCCCGTAACCAATGAGCTAATTTATGTGGGCGGCACTAAGCACGCTCGATACCAAGGTGCATACGCGCCGATCGCTCCGCTCCCCAACGGCAGGGTTCAGGCGGTGGTCGCCAACTTCGGCGGCGGTCAAACGAACAAGAAACTCTATTTTTGTGATGGCATCAACAACGCTTATGAGTTCGATGGTGTAACGGTTACACCGATCAGGACAACCATGAGCCCGGACGTGCCTACCGGGATTGCGGTTCACAAACAGCACCTTTTTCTCGCCTTCGGTCATTCGCTTCAATTCTCCGGCCTTGGTGATCCATTCTCTTGGGATCCCGTTACAGGCGCGGGTGAGATCGCAATGAACGACGCGATCACAAACTTGATCGCGCTACCAGGAGACCAGTCTTCGGGCGCGCTTGCGGTCTACACCAAGTCCGACACCTCGGTGCTTTACGGTACGAGCGAAGCTAACTTCGCGCTCTCCAACTTCAACGTTGGCACGGGCGCCTACCAGTACACCGGCCAGAACCTCGACCAGACCTACATCCTGGCCGAGCGCGGCGTGATGGCCCTGGGTACGACGCTCAACTTCGGCAACTTCGCGACCGCATCGCTCACCATGAACCTGCGCCCATTCATTCAGGTGCGCAGAAACCTTGCGACCGCCTCGATCGTAAACCGCGAGAAGGGTCAGTACCGAGTCTTCTTCTCGGATGGCTACGGCCTGTATCTGACGATCGCCAACGGTCAGTACATGGGCGCGATGCCGATCCAGTTTCCCAATCCGGTGACCTGCACCTCAGAAGGTCAGAGCACCGACGGCGCAGAGACTTCGTTCTTCGGGTCCACGAACGGATACGTCTACCAGCTCGATGCCGGCACCTCGTTCGACGGTGCAGACATCCCGGCCAATATCACATTGGTGTACAACAGCACCAACTCTCCCAGAATCTTGAAGCGCTACCGCACTGCGAGCGTCGAGCTCACGGGCGATTCGTACGCTGAGTTCGGCTTCGGCTACGACCTTGGCTACCGCAGCCCCGAGTATGTGCAGCCTGCTGACGAGGTCTACGAGAACGACCTGCGGTCGGCATTCTGGGATTCATTCGAGTGGGACAACTTCGTGTGGGACGGACGCGATCTTTCGCCCTCTGAGGTCGAGGTCACGGGGACGGCCGAGAACATTGCGCTGCGGATCTCTTCGGTATCAGCGCTCCTGGCCCCCTTTACGGTGAACTCGATCATCGTGCATTACAGCCTACGGCGAGGACTTCGATAATGCCCAATAGCTACTACAACCATTCCACCTACCCGGCACCCAATGCGCCGGGGTCCTCGGCGGCACTTCGCGCAGAGCTTGACCTGGTAACCGCAGGCTTCAACCTGCTACCGACCCTTGCTGGCAATGGCTACAAGGTCGCGATGATCAATGCGGCCGGCACCGCGCTGATCGCCTCGAGTGCTCTGCAGTCTCTTGCGATTACGGGCTCCACGATCAACAGCACCACAATCGGAGCATCAGCTCCATCGACGGGTGCATTCACGACGCTGTCCGCTTCCAGCGGATACACCGGGAACGTGACTGGAAACGTGACCGGCAACCTCACCGGCAACGTCACGGGCGACATCACCTCGACCGGCTCCTCAAGCTTCACCAATGCGGTCATCACGGGCGGCACGATCAACAACACAGTGATCGGAGCGACCACCGCCCAGACCGTCCGCGGCACGACCATCACCGCGACCGTCGGGTTCGTTGGCGGGTTGACCGGTAATGTCACCGGTAACGTCACCGGCAATCTGACCGGCAACGTAACGGGCAACGTTACGGGCAATGTGACCGGAGATGTCACCGGCAACATTACCAGCACCGGCACGAGCTCGTTCAACAACGTGACCATCAGCGGCACGCTGGATATGAGCCTGGCCACCTCGGCCACGATCACCGGCCTGTCGACCCCGACGGGCGACTCCGACGCAGCCAACAAGGCCTACGTCGACACGGTCTCCCAGGGTCTCGATGCCAAAGCGTCTTGCCGAGTCGGCACGACCGCCAACATCACCCTGAGCGGCACGCAAACGATCGACGGCATCGCCGTGATCGCGGGTGATCGAGTGCTGGTCAAGGACCAGTCGACTGCCTCGCAAAACGGCATCTATGTGGTTGCTGCAGGCTCCTGGAGCCGCTCCTCTGATGCGAACACTTGGGACGAGCTGGTCCACGCCTTCTGCTTTGTAGAGCAGGGCACGGCCAACGCCAACAACGGATTTGTCTGCACGATTTCGGCAGGCGGCACGCTCGGCACAACCGCGGTGACCTGGGTGCAGTTCAGCGGGGCAGGGCAGATCAACGCCGGCACCGGCATGACGAAGACCGGCAACACGCTCAACGTCAACACCGCCTCGAGCTCGCGCATCGTCGTAGGTGCGGATGAGATCGATCTTGCGACGAGCGGCGTGACGGCCGGTACCTACAAGTCGGTCACGGTCGATCAGTGGGGCCGCGTCACCGCAGGCACCAACCCGACGACCCTTGCTGGTTACGGGATCTCGGACGCGTACACGATCGCTCAGATTGATGCGCTCTTCGGCAGCACGACGTCTGCCGCGGCCTCTGCTGCCGCTGCTGCGACATCGGCTAGCAATGCCTCTACGAGCGCATCCAACGCGTCTACAAGCGCCTCGAATGCGTCGACCAGTGCAACCAACGCAGCGAACTCTGCAGCGGCTGCAGCGGCCTCATTTGATGCGTTTGACGACCTGTATCTTGGCGCCAAGGCGACTGCGCCGACGGTCGACAACGACGGCAATCCGCTTCAAACCGGAGCGCTGTACTTCAATACGACCACGAGCCTGATGTATGTCTACACCGGCACCGCATGGGCGATGGCTGGTTCGTCAGTCAACGGCACGGCGAACCGCCAGGTGTATACGGCGACGTCTGGCCAAACGACGTTCTCGATTACCTATGACGTCGGCTATGTCGACGTCTACCTAAACGGCGTCAAGCTGCAGGTAGGTGTCGACTTCATCGCTACCACGGGCAGCACGATTGTTCTCTCGATCGGCGCTACTGCAGGCGACATCGTAGACATCGTCGCGTACGGCTCGTTCAACGTCGCCAATACCTATACCCAGGCTGCCGCCGATGCTCGCTTCCTGCAGATCACGACTGCCGCATCGACCTACTTGGCTTTGGCCGGCGGTACGCTCACGGGCAACCTGACGGTCAATACGGGCGCTGACTCTCGCGTCCTGCTTCAAAGTACCGGCACCACACAAGGGCAATTTCAAACGACCGCGTCAGTCGTTCGCCTTGCGTCAAACAACGCCCTGCCTCTCATTCTTTCCACTAACGGGGTTGACCGAGTCACTCTGGACGGCAGTGGAAACATCACCTTCGGGTCACCGACTGCTTCGGGTGCTTACACCTTCCAAGGCACAAACCTTGGCGACCTGGTTGTATTCGAGGCTGTCGACGCAGGATCAAGTGCTGCGCCTGACGTTGTCTTGTATCGCAACTCAACATCGCCGGCAGCATCCGACCAGGTAGGCGTGCTGCTATGGCGCGGCAAGGATAGCGGCGGCTCAGACCAGAGTTACGCACGCATTATCTCTACGATTGTCGACCCGACCGCTGGGGCCGAGGCTGGGGATCTTCGCTTTGGCGTTCAAACCGCGACCGGCTTCTTCGACCTGATGACGCTCACGGGCAGCGGTTTGGGTCTGAATATGACGCCAGTCGCCAACAACGGCATCCTGCAGCTCGGTAGCTATGCGTCGATCGAGGCGCTGCTCGAGCTCGCAACCATCACGGCCGCGGCACCCTCAGCCACAACCAACTTCGACGTCATCTCGCAGGCGGTCCAGTACTACACCAGCAACGCCTCAGCCAACTTTACGTTCAACATCCGCGGCAACGGCAGCACCAGCTTGAACACAATCATGCAGACCGGCCAGTCAGCGACGATCGCGCTGCTGGTAACCAACGGCGCCACGCCCTACTACCCGAACGTGATCCAGGTCGACGGCTCAACCGTCACGCCCAAGTGGCAAGGCGGCACCGCACCCACGGGCGGCAATGCCTCGAGCATTGACGTCTACACATTCACTGTCGTCAAGACAGCGAACGCGACGTTCACTGTCCTGGCGTCCCAAGCCAGGTTTGCGTGAGGTAACAGTACATGCCTTTGCTTGCTACCAGAGGTGCTGGATCCGCCGTAGGATTCGGAATGCTCAGCCCGATCGCTTCTGCGATCGATGAGTACTTCAAGAACGTCACGCTCCTGCTGCCAGGCAACGGCACCAACGGCGCGCAGAACAACACGTTCCTTGACTCAAGCAGCAACAACTTCGGCATCACCCGCAACGGTAACACGACCCAAGGAACCTTCAGCCCATTCAGCCCGACGGGGTGGAGTAATTATTTTGATGGGAGCGGGGATTACCTACAGTCAACCCTCACAGGGCAAACTTTTGGGACAGGTGACTTTACTGTTGAATTCTGGGTAAAGTTTGACAGCATTGCGAATACTGTACTTTTAGACACACGAGTCAGCGGGGATTCATCTTCAACTTGGGCCGTCCAGATCTATAACAGCAATCTCTCATGGGAAGGAAGTGGAGTAGCAAACCTATCAATTCCAACATCGCAGTTACAGCTTTCGACATGGACGCACTTTGCTTACACCAGGATTTCGGGTGTGATGCGTGTCTACATGAACGGTGTTCAGTATGGGTCCACGGCAAGCGTTACAAACAACTATACCTCTACTCGTCTTGACATTGGGGGTGCGGTTTTTGCTTCAGTCAGTTGGCTTAGTGGCTATATGTCCAATGTTCGACTTGTTAAGGGTAGTGCTGTTTACACCGGAAACTTCACTCCACCAACGGACCCACTAACTGCAATTTCTGGCACAGTGTTCCTGTCCTGTCAGTCGAACCGGTTTGTCGACAATTCATCTAGTGCGTTTGCAATTTCTGTTGGCGGTACCCCCTCCGTCCAAGCCTTCTCACCCTTCCAGCCAACAGCGGCATACGACCCAGCCGCGAACATCGGCAGCGTTGCATTACTGGCGACGGGCGACTATTTGCAAACACCAACCAGCTCCAACCTGACTATCGGAACGGGCGCGTTTCAAATTGACTTCTGGATGTATCCGACCGAGGTCCCGAATCGATTTTGCGGTCCACTTGGAACCAACAACGCCGGTATCTTTTTATCCTATCGCTGGAGTAGCTTTGGCTTAGACTTCACAAACAACACGGACACTGCTGGCGCCATCTCTGCGGCTCCATATCCGACAGTTAATAGCTGGCACCATGTCACGCTGGTACGCAACTCCTCTGGGGTTCGTTCGTACTACATCGATGGCGTGCGAATTGGCTCTTTGAGCAACGCCGTTGATTTCAACCAGACGCAATTTACCATCGGTACTTACAGTGCGACGTTCGGCAGCTGGCCTGGTTATATTGCCGACTTCCGCATCATTGTCGGATCGAACGTCGTTGACCCAAACGCGACCAGCATCACCGTACCGACCGCGCCGCTACCAACGCCTGCTGGCACGCAGCTGCACTGCAAGTTCACCAACGCAGGCATCATCGACGCCAGCGGCAAGAACGATCTAGTCACGGTAGGCAACGCGCAGATTGATACGGCAGTTAGTAAGTTTGGTGGCGGGTCTATAGAGTTTGATGGGACGGGGGATTGGCTTACCGCACCATCTGGACCACTTACATCTTTAGAGGGCGACTTTACAGTAGAGGGCTGGGTGTATTTGAGCAGTACCGCTGCTGCATGGCCTGTGTTTACGGTTGGCGATTCTAGTGGCGCCTCTGGGATTGAACTTTATCGGGCAACATCTAACGGCAAGTGGCGCGTTTATCAAAGTAACACGGCACGGATTGATAGCAGCACCTCTACAAGCACTGGATCTTGGGTGCATTTGGCTGTTGTTCGGTCTAGTGGAAGTGTGAAACTCTATGTGGATGGCGTAAATGAAGGCTCCGCGTGGAGTACGACTCAATCCTTTTCGGGTGCTGTGTATGTCGGTGCTGAGTTTAATGGTGGCTCTGTCACGGTTTCGGCAAACGGCTACATCGACGACCTCCGCATCACTAAAGGCATAGCCCGATACACCACAAACTTCACGCCGCCGGCTGCGGCGTTTCCGCTGAGGTAGACCCATGCTCTATTCCAAGAACGGCTCATACCCTAAGCCCGAAACCGACGGCACCGACGGCTGGATCGAAGTGTCCGAGCCGCCATTTGCTGGTGATGGCATCGAGGTGGTCTGGTGGTATCCACCAGGCTGGGTCGCTCGCCCCATCAAGCCGGCCGACGAGGAGGGCTTTGTGTGGAAGTGGAGCCAGTCCGAGGCGCAGTGGAATAAGCACCAAATTGAGCCTGGCGAAATTACACTTGAGGCTGGCTCTGCTGGCATTATTCTTGACGGGGCTACCGCGGGCATCAGCCTGACCGCAGGCACCGCAACAAGCGTTTAACGAGGTATCACAATGGCTAAGCCACGCACCCTTGCAGACCTGGTCGCAGCCGGAGGCGCAGCGCGCCTTGCCGAGCTCGCTACCAACGGCACCAACACAGTCGGCCTGAAGGCCCCGGATGCGCTCGCGGCCGACGTCACCTGGAAGCTGCCCAGTGCTGACGGCACCAGCGGCCAGGCGATCACCACCGACGGCTCAGGCAACCTGACGTTCTCAACGGTCGGGGCATCTGCCGCCACCCCCACGACGCGTGGGACGGTGTATGGGTCAATGACAACCAGCGGCGCGTCGCCTTATCTGACTGCGCTGGGGTATCAAACAGGGGGAAGCAATACCGGCTCAAGTAACGCAGCAGTCGGGTATCAGACCATGTACACCAACTCAACGGGAGCTGGTCTTGCCGCTTTTGGAACCTATGCGTTGTATTCCAACAGTTCTGGCAACTACAACACAGCAGTCGGATCAGGTGTTGCGGGTTCTATATTCGGACCGCTGCACAACAACACGACCGGCAGCAATAACGTCGCTGTTGGCACTAGCGCCCTTTACCAAAACACCACTGCCAACAACAGCACCGCTATAGGCTACCAAGCCCTCTACGCCAACACCACTGGCGAATACAACACCGCCGTTGGTTATAAGGCTCTCTCAAGTAGTACCACCGTTAATGGCAATGTCGCTGTTGGTTATCGTTCTTTAGAGGGGACTACTGCTTCTGGTAATACTGCGGTTGGTGATAGGGCGCTTGTCTCAAACACATCTGGCGCAAACAACGCTGCTTTTGGAACACAAGCACTTACCAGCAACACCACCTCCTCCAACAATACCGCCATAGGCAACTCAGCTCTCTACAACAACACTGGCCACACCAACGTCGCTGTTGGTTTTAACACCCTCGCCTCCAACACCACTGGCCTTTATAACGTAGCAGTGGGCGGGTATGCTGGAGATGGCGTTACAACGGGACAGTACAACACAATCATTGGAACAGAAGCAGGAAGAAGCGGCGTTACGTTAACTACGGGCAGTCAAAATATTTTGATTGGAGCTTATGCGAGAACCTCAGCCAGCTCTTCTAGTAAACAAATTGTTTTAGGGTATGTTGTTCAAGGTCAAGCAGATGCTAATGTAACGATTGGAAGTAGTTCAGGGAAAATCTATAACGCCTACGAGTCTAACGCCACTTGGACGCAGACTTCTGATGGCACGATGAAAAATATCGTCGGGCCTGATACCTTGGGCCTGTCGTTCATCAATCGTCTAAACCCCATCAAGTTCACTTGGAAGCCGCAGAACGAACTGCCAACCGATCATCCGTACTACGCTGAGACAAACGCCAAAGACACCACAACCGTCATCCACGGCTTTGTGGCTCAAGAAGTCAAAACTGCGTTAGACGCTGAAGGCTGCACGACCTTTAACGGTTGGGATCAAGGTCCAGACGGTATCCAAGCAATTAGCCGTGAGATGTTTATCTCGCCGCTAGTCAAAGCAGTCCAAGAACTTACTGCAAGGCTTGAAGCAGCCGAAGCTGAAATAGCAACCCTTAAAGGAAACTAATCATGTCTGAAGTTATTGAAATCCCCGCAAAAGAAGAGCTTGATCGCCACTTCTCAGCAATGGGTGACTCGGTTGATCTCATCAACGGCTATGTGGCAGGCAGCTACCAAGGCCGTACCGTCACCAAGAACGACGAGGCGAAAGACACTGTTTCCCGCAACGTCGAGCACCTCAAGATCATGCGCGATAAGCCTTGGTGGGATGGGTATGACCTGGCCTCAGTGAACGCGTCGATCGCAGCGGGTGAGCAGTACAGTGCCTAAGTGGCTGGCTGCGATGATGCGATAATCGCTATACAAAACAAAAGACAAGATGGACTGGGACCAGTGGCCCTCAGCAGTTTTTGAGCCGGTGACGCCATGAGTCAAGTCGGATATATCACAATGCCAATGGAGTGACTCATGATCGGCCAGCTCATCGGACTGCTTTTCCTCGCCAGGGATGTCGCTCACCGCGAGCACCTGCGCGTCACGGGGCCTGGTAGCTATGCCAGGCACATGGCGCTTGGCGAGTTCTACCCCGCGATCATCGAGCTGGCGGACTCGGTCGCCGAGGCATATCAAGGTCGCAAGGGAATCATCGAAGACATCCCGTTTCTCGAGAACGAATACGGCAACGACATCGTCGTCGTACTCGAGCGGCAACTCGCATGGATTGAGGCCAACCGCTACAACGCGGTGCCCCGCGAGGACACATCGATCCAGAACGTTATCGATGAGGTTGTCGGGCAGTACTTGTCCACACTCTACAAGTTGAAAAACCTGCAGTGATGAAAGGACTGCCATGGAAGACATCCAGCGGAACCTGGGGAAGCACGACGCTCAGATTGAGACTCTCGAGAAAGAGGTTCACCTCCTTCGGCAAGATATGGCTCGAATCTTCGACAAGCTCGACTCCATTAATCAAACGCTCGCCACCGCCAAGGGTGGATGGCGAACGCTGATGATGATCGGCGGTGCGGCCGGCACTGCATTCGCCGCGATTCAGTGGCTTATCAATCTAGTCACGCATGGCAGGTAATTCAATGCAAGAAGCTATCAGAGTACTGACGAAGGCTTTGAACACGCGATGGGTGCAATTCGTCGCGATCCCGGTGCTTGTGCTCGTGTGGTTCCTTGCGACCGACCCGAGCAATGGCGCCGACACCATCACCCGATTCCAGCTCGGTATCGCCCAGGCGCTTGTCGTTACGGGCTTCGCCTACCTGATGGGCAAGGCCATGCTCGGTAAGGCTTCGTCGGAAGAGCTCTACGCGCGTGCGCTCGAGGGCAACACCGCAGCCGGCGTCGCGTACCTGGGGGTCTGTCTGATGCGAGCCATGATCCTATGGTCTCTATTGAGCTTTTTCGCCGGCACGGTCGCGCGCTGAAACGATTCGCTGCCGCGATCGTTCTTGCGCTGCTGAGCCAGGCCGCATTCGCTCAGGATGTCCGCACGTTCATCCCCTCCAATGCGGAGAAGTACCTGCACTGGGTGACGATTCAGTACAAGGAAGTGTGGGAGCGGATGCCCGAGCCGCACTACTTTCCGGCACTGATCGAGCACGAAAGCTGCATCTCACTCAAGCACTCACGGTGCTGGTCGCCGACGAGCCGGCTGAAGACGAGCCGGGAGGAGGGCGCAGGCCTTGGGCAATTGACTCGAGCGTACAACCCGGACGGGTCGATCCGCTTCGATGCGCTCAACGACATGCGCAAGGTTGATCCCCGCGGACTCAACGAGCTGCGCTGGGATACGGTCTACCAGCGGCCGGACCTGCAGATCCGAGTGATCATCCTGATGACTCGACAGAATTGGAACCGGCTGCAGAAGCTTGTGCCTGAAGACGGCGCCAGGCTCCAGATGACTGACGCTGCGTACAACGGCGGGCTCGGTGGGTTGCTCAACGAGCGCAGAGCCTGCGCATCGCGCGCCGGGTGTGATCCGAATCAATGGTTCGGCCATGTCGAGAACGTCTGCCTGAAGTCCACCAAGCCGCTCTATGCGGGCCGATCAGCCTGCGACATCAACCGGCACCACGTCCACGACGTGATCCACACCCGGATGCCGAAATACAGGGGAAAGGTATGACCGAGCGAATTCTGATCTTGCTGGTCTCGGTGCTGATTGCGCTGGGGCTCGGTTACTGGTGGGGCAAGGCTGACGCCGACACCAAGTGGGGGAAGCGCTTCGCCGAGATGGAGGCGCTCTCTGCAAAAAAGTTGGCTGAGGCTACGGACGCTGTACGCAAGGTCGAGACCGAGGCCTCTGAACGATTGAACGACCTCGCCTCCAAGCACGCAAAGGAAATTCGTGATGCAAAGAACCGCTCTGACCGCATTGTTGCTGACATCCGCTCTGGCGCTCTTCGGATGTCAATCCCCGTCGCCTCCGCCTGTCCTCGCCCCGAAGCCCAAGGTGCCGCCGCTGCCAGCGGGGATCGACCTGAAGCGCGAGCCGAACTTGCAGCAGAGGCTGCTGGAACTCTTGTATCCATCGCCTCCGAAGGAGACGAAGCCATCCGACAGCTCAACGCCTGCATCGACGCCTACAACGAAGTAAGGGCGAAATTCAACGAGAAATCGGACTGACTATCACAATGCGTATTTTCTTGCTACAATCCTCGCCGGACCAGTGCGCCCAGCGCACGGCCGGCATTGGCTCGCTTTTGCGGGCCATTTTAGTTTGAGGTCCCGCTATGGCCACCACCACCGTCGTACAGAATCCTTTCGATACCCAGCAGGCCAAGGCCAAGCAGCCGGGCCTGGTCTCGGGCGCGATCGGTAGCGCGACACAAGGCCAGTCCGCGTCGAACTACGACCCGATGGCTGGGTTCAACCCGCAGACCTACACTGCGCAGGAGCGCAGTATCGACCGGACCACCGAGACTGCGGCCGGTCAGATTGAATCGCTCCTCGCTAAAGATAGCCCGCTACTGCAGCGCGCCCGCACGATCGCGATGCAGAACATGAATCAGCGCGGCCTGGTCAACAGCTCCATGGCGCAGGGTGCAGGCGTCGCCGCCATGATCGATCGGATTACGCCGATCGCCCAGCAGGACGCTGAAACCTACGCCAATCGTACGATTGCGAATCAGGCGGCCGCCAATACCGCGGCTCAATTCAACGCTGGCGAGGCGAACAAGTTCGGCCTGCAGCGCTCCGATCAGGCCTTCACGGCCAAAGAGAACCAGGCGACTCGCCAATTCCAGACGACCGAGCGCGAGGCGCAGCAGGTCTTTACCGCCGCGCAGAACGACCTCACCCGCGCCCAGGAACGCGCGCTTGCCGAGAAGTCGATCGAGGCGAACAAAGCGCTGCAAGCAGCTCAGCAAGCCTTCGACGCTGCGCAAGCAGACTTGAACCGCGCTCAGCAAGTCAAGCTACAGGAAAGCCAGCAGACGTTTACCGCAACCCAGGCGGAGTTGGATCGCAGTGCTCAGGCAAATCTGCAACTTGCGCAACAGAAGTTCACGTCGGCCGAGAACGCGCTCGATCGCGCCAACCAGATCGCACTGCAGGACAGAAGTATTGCCGCACAGCAGGCGCTCGAGACGGCGCGCCAGAACTTTGAGTCGGCACAGGCCGAGCTCAACCGCGCCCAGGCTATTGCGCTACAGAATGCTCAGCAGGAGTTCACGCGCAGCGAGAATGTGCTCGACCGTACGCAGCAAGCGAATCTCGCGAAAGCCGCTCAGGACTTCCAGGCAACCCAGTCGGAGCTGGACCGCGCTCAGCAGATCATGATTGCTGACAAGAATATCTCCGCTCAGCAAGCGCTTCAGACTGCGCAGCAGGAGTTCCAGCGCGGCGAGAATGTGCTTGACCGCACAGCTCAATCCGATCTTGCGCAAGCCAATCGCGACTTCCAAGCAACGCAGGCGCAGCTCGATCGCGACAATCAGACCGCGCTCGTCAAGCTGCAAGACTCGATCAACGACGCCAACGTTTCTCAGGCGTTTGCCGCCAACCTGGCGACCGGCACGCTGAACGCGATCAACGCTATCCAGGCGGATCCGAACCTGGACGCCAATGCAAAGAAGGCGGCGATCCAGAACATCATCGACACGGGCAACGCGACGATGCAGTGGGGCTCGACGTTTTACAACACCTCGCTACCTACGATTGCGGCACCTGGAGGTACGGCAACCTTCCTTAATCCTGCAGCACCTCCTCCTCCGCCACCACCACCTCCACCGCCTCCTCCACCACCTCCGCCGCCTCCCCCGCCGCCGCCTCCACCTCCGCCCTCCAATGACGGCAGGTCGGGCGCTTATCGTTGGGCAGAGGAGAACGGTGGTGTCGATGCAATGTACGAGCGTGTCGGGCAATTCTTGGCGACTAATCCGTCGCCACAAGAGATTGCACAGGCGATGAATGCGTATCAACTTTCTCAGGCCGATATTGACGAATCGATACAGCGTCTGAATTCTCAACAACAGTTCCAATCTGGATTCTTTCAAGAGACGGCATGAGCACGATCGTGTATCGCAAGGCCCGCCTGGACGACGTCTCCGCGATCGTGGACATCGCAGTCGAGTCCGTCTCTCGCGATCCGCTGCCAGTCAAGATCGACCGCGAGGCAATGGCTGAAACCGCTCGCACGCTGCTCAACCCCGCGCACTTTTTGTGGGTGGCCGAGAGCAAGGGTAAGGTGGTCGCCGCGGTTGCCGCTTGTGTGCAGCCGTCGTTCTGGTTTGAAAAGCTGCAGTGCTCGGTCTTGCTTTACTTCACCCGTGTGCCGATGGCCGGTGTCGGCCTGCTTCGGCGGTTTGCCGAGTGGGTCAAGGGCCGATCCGGCATTAAGCTGGCAATCATCGAGCTCGAGCCCGGCGCAGATCCGCGGCTTGTTCGCTATCTCAAGAGATTAGGTTTCGCGCGCGAGAGCCTCAACCTGTCCTACGTCCGAGGAGTATCACAATGAGTAAGGTCGTCAAAGGCGTAGGCCGCGCGATCGGGAAGGTCGTCAAAGGCGTTGGCAATGTCGTGAAGAAGGTTGCCTCATCCAAGTTCGGAAAGATCCTGCTGACCGCAGCCGCGGTCTACTTCGGTGGCGCGGCGCTGATGGGCGGATTCGGCTCGTCGGCTGCCGGCGGAAGCTTCCTGTCGGGCATGAGCTCGGGACTCTCGAGCGCAGCGTCCGGGATTGGCAACGCGTTTACTGCGCTCACGGGTGGCAACCTGAGTGGCGCTGGCACTGCGCTCTCACAAGGCTTTACCGGCGGCGCGAGCTCTGTCGCTACTGGCGCATCGGCAGCCGCCGGAGCTGCGCCCGCTGTGTCTAGCGCCGCGAGCCCCTGGATGACGAGCTCGACCGGCCTACAGGTGCTGGGGACTGAAGCAGCGGGCGCCACTGGTGCAGCCGGCAAAGGTCTTGTCAGCTCGATCATGGCTAGCCCCTACACCGCCCCCGCCTTGATCAGCGGCGGCACTCAGCTCATCGGCGGCGCCATGCAGGGTTACGGCGCACAGCAGCAGCAGAAAGAGCAGCTCAAGCTCGCCGCGGCTGAGCGCAATCGTTACAACGCCAACGTCGGCGCCCGTCTTTGGGGTCCTAACGCAGGTTAAGGGGTAGATCATGGCCGGATTAGTTAGCAACGCAATGGGTCAGCAGACCCAGGACCAAAACGTCGAAGACGCCATGAGCCAAGCTCCTGTGCCTGACGAGGGTATGGCCAAGCAGCAGGAGATGATGCCTGGCGAGGAAATGGAAGAGGGCTCAGACGACCCCAACTACATTCAGGCGCTCGCTTTCGCGATGGATGTGTTGTACGAGAAGGAAGCGGCCAAGAATGTCGCCAAGTCACTGCGCGGCGCTCAGGACCCCGTCGAGTCTTTGGCCAACACTGCATACGAAATCACCGCGATCGTAGACGAGCGCACCGAAGGGCGCGTGCCCGACGAGTACTTCGCGCTGCTTGCGACCAAGATTCTCGAGGAAGTTGCCGATATCGCCGAGGCCGCCGGCGTCCAGATTCGCCCGGCCGATGTCGCTCTCGCGCTCAAGCAAATGATCCTTCGATACCTGGGAGAGCAGGGCGTCGACACCACCCAGTTGCAGCAAGCCATGGACCAGGTCGATCCCGCTGAGTTCGACGCAATGGCCATGGAAACGGAAGAGGAGCCCGCAGCATGAGCGGATTGATTTGGTCCGGTATCGGGCAAGGTATCGCCGGAGCTGGCCAGGCGTTTGCCGGCAGCATCATGAAGGACATCGAGTACCAGCGTCAGCTCGAGGCTGAGCAACGCCGGGAGGAGTCTGCGCTCAAGCGACTGGAAGAGGCTGACCGCATCAAGGCTGAACGTGAAGACGCGAGGGCAGAAGCGCTGAGGCAACGGGTTGCTCGAGAGTCTGCCGACGTCTCGACAAAGGCGGCAGATCGTGCCGCCAAGCGCGAGGGCGAGCTCGGGGCTCAAGATTTGTCACGTCTGATGACTGCTTCGTCTATGACCAGCGGCGGCGAGATGGGGTCTGAGGAGGATTTCAAGAAATTGCTTGCTGATCCGCGCAATCGCGAGGTCTACGAGAAGGCTGGACTGATTGAGAAGCGCATGGATACGCGCTTGCAGAGAGCCGACGACGAGTCGCAAGTAGCGCTTGAAATGGGCGCTCACTCGTCAGTGATTGAGGCCTACAGCAAGAAGCGTGAGGCCGTGCTCAAGCAGATCGTGGAAGAAAACAAAGAAGCTCGCGAAACCCGGCGACTTGAGCAACAAGACCGCAGGCTGTCTCAGCAAGAAGAAAGCCTTGCCATGCAAGGCAGGCGCACCGACGCATTGATCGAGCGCATGTCGTCGCAGAATAGAACCGACCAGCAGCGCGCCGACGCGGCGACGACAACCGCCAACCGGCCGAGCGCAACCGTCCGTGGTCAGGAATACCGTACGGGTGCTGACTTCACGACCCGCGAGCGCACGTTGCGCACGCAGATCGGCAAGTCGTTTGGCGAAGACAAGATCCGTCTGCAGAGCGAACTCACCGAGCTCCTTGAAGCCCGGAAAAAGTGGGAAGCCAGCCGCCCTTCCGCAGCGCCGGCAGCAACCCCGGCAGCTTCTGCAGCACCTAGCACGACCCCGTCGGCGAGCAAGAACTACAGCAATCTTTGGAAGTAAATCATGGCAAAGAAGTGGTCTGACGTAGCGGCAAGTTCCGCATTCCAGGCCCTCTCCTACGAACAGCAGGAAGAGGCGCGTCGTCAATACTTTGATGAGGTCATCGCTCCTCAAGTTCCAACCGAAGACATCGACCTGGCACGCGGCCAGTTCCTGGTAGACACCTCGATCAAGCGCCCTCAGGCGCCTGAGATCGCCGGCACTGACTTCGGCGACGCGGCCACATCGATGCAAGGCACGCCTCCTCCCGCGGACAATCGCGGACTGATTGCGCGCCTCACTGACGTATTCAAGCCGGCGCCCAAGCCCAGCGTCATGGAGGGCTATCAGCCCACCGCCGAGCAGCGCCAAGCGTCGATCGATCAGCGCCTATCGCTGGGTGCCGGGCCGATCAGCACGCAGACCGTACAACAGGCGGCCGACGTCCGCGCAGGTCGAGCCAGGCCCTCGAGTCCGATCGTCGCCAAGGTCGCTCAGTCGATGGAAGAGCAGAAGGTTCCGTCGCTGGACGACATGATTCAGCGCACGAATCGGCCAGTCGTACAGGACATGGTCCGCGATGCGAAGGCGGACGAGTTTCGAAGCGCAGGCGAGTGGGCAATCGATACGCTTTCGGGCCTATCGCAAGGCGCCATCTCCCTGGCTCAGCTCCCGATCAACATCATCGCCCCGAGTAGCGACATCGCTGAGACGCTTCGCCAGACTCAGAAGGAATGGCAGGCCGCCGAGAGCGACGTGCTCAAAGCTCAGCGCGACCAGTTGCGCCAGCGTGTGCAGCAGGAAGAGGGCTTCTTCGACAAGTACGCGGCAACGGTCGTGCAGCTCGTCACGAGCCCCGCGCTCACCATCTCCGAAGCCGCCAAGCAAGTGCCCATGTTCCTGGGTGTCTTGGGCGCTTCGCGCCTGGGTGCCGCAGCTGGTGGTGCTGGTGTCAACGTAGCGAGCCGTGTGAGCCCCGCAGTAGCTTTCAGTGACGCGATCACCGGCGGAGCAATACAAGCAGGCGCGCGTGCAACCGGAGCGGTGGCAGGGGGCAGAGCTGCGGCTATGACCATGGCTGGCGGCGATGCTGCTGGCAGTGTCTATGAAAAGCTCACCGACCCAACGCAAACCCCGCTATCAGTCTGGGAAAAGAACCCTGACTTTCAACGCATGGTTGCCGAGGGCAAGACGCCGCAGCAAGCGATTGAAGACCTCTCAACCACTAAAGCCAGAATGGCTGCGCTTGTAGCTTTCCCGCTTGGGTTGCTTGGTTTTGCGGGCGCCGAAGCTGCGATCGCAACTCGAGGTTTGGGCACGGCCACTGCGCAAGCTCTTACTGCTTCCGGCGTGGGGAAAACCATTATCCGAGACTTGCTTGGCGAACAGGCTGAAGAAGGTGGTACACAAGCTGTCTCAAATGTCATCGCAAGGACAGTCGACCCGAACGTCAAGCTAACCGAGGGCGTCCCCGAGGCGATGGGCCAGGCGCTCGTTACCTCCGCACCTTTCAGCGTGCTGGGTGCCGCCAGTCGCGCACAGGAGGCCGCACAAGCAGCACGCCTCACCAACTTCACTGAGCCAGGTTCAGCGACTCAGCGCGCCGGCCTGGTGGATATCGTCATTCCGGTGCCCGATGCGCCGGCCATCATCGGAGGTAGTGATGTCAGCACGCCAGGCTCAACTCTACCCCCACTTGCAGGAGGCGCTGGACGCACGAGTGCTCTCGACCAACGAGGCGTGGATGCTGCAGGACGTGATCTTGATCTCGCCGCCGGGGTGCCGGGTGGAGCTCTCGCAGGAATTCGAGGGGCCGATCAACAAGATGATGCTCTTCGAGGCGGAGCCCCTCAACGACTTGCCAATCTGACGAGCACGAGCCCGATCCCTCGCGCATCGGATGCGGACCTGCTGGCCCGCACGGAAGCCGCGATCGGACAAGATAACAATGCTGTAGTCCCGACCGAGATCTGGACGGGCCGACGCGGTGACGGATACGTCACGCTCATGGATGCGGAGCAAGCGCTACCCAGCCGGCAGCGCATGTTCAAAGACTTGTCGTGGTCCATCGAGCAGATGCCCAACGGCAAATTCCGACTGGCCGGCTATCCTCAGGAGAGCAGCCTTGGCACTCAAGCCACTCAAGCCCAGCAAGCAGAAACGCAAGGACAGCAACAAGAGCAAGCAATGGGTGCCGCACAAGGCGGCATTGTTGCAGGAGGCCAAGCCCCCGCAGCGCAAGTCCAACTGTCTGATTCTGAACGTGCCGGACTGAGACTCGCGCTACCCGCGCCCGCGACAACGCTTCAGAACGTCCAGACCCAGCTCGAGAAGCGACGCGGTGTAACCGTCGAAGCGATCTCGCCTGCGGACCTGAGCGATTCGCAGCGTCTGGCAAGCACGGTAGCCCGCCTGATGGGCAACACGCTGACGGTGGTCCGTGCGGTCAAAGGTGACCCGGCCGGCATGCCCAATGGGTTCATCAACCGCCTGGGCGGCAAGCACATCTTCATCGACGCCAATGCGGATGACGCGCCGCTGTCGATTGCCATGCACGAAGGCTTGCATGGCCTACCTGCAGAGCGTCGCAAGCAACTCAACGCTGCACTGCTCGAGGTGTTCAACCAAGAACGCAAGGGCGAGTTCCAAGCCGAGTTCGGGTACGACGACGCCAAGTTCGATGAAGAGGCCCCGGCCTTGATGGCCCAGGCGGTCAGCAAACGTGCCGACTTCTGGGAAGAGCTGCGCACGAAGATGGGCAACAAGGAGTTTGCCGAGGTGGCCAAGGTCATCCTGAGCAAACTTACTCAGATCGTGACCGGCGCCAAGAAGGAGTACGGCGACGAGTTCGTGTCCAAGTACATCAAGGACGTCGAGCGAGCTCGCAGTCTTCTTACCGACGCGTACGCCGAAGCCATGAAGGCGCAGGGCCTCAAGCCCGACGTCGCGACCGACGTCGCCGAGTCTTCGCGCTCGCGTATCGGGATGGATTTCAAGGACGTCATCAAGCGCACGCCCGAGCTACAGGAAGGCATGCGAGCGCTGCAGGCTGGTGAGATCACCAAGCAGGACTACGACCGGCTGGTCAACGAGTACAAGCCCGTCGAACCCTACGAAACGGTGCCGGATCCGGTTACCCCCGAGGCTGCCAAGTTCGCGCTTGCCAATGGCCGCGGGCAGTCGGCAGAAAAGGCCGCCAAGTTCGGTCTGCCAAGCCAGGTATTCAAGCTCGGCGAGGCTGCTCAACTGCGCCTCGATATTCCGTCTTACTCCGAGCACGGCGCCTGGGTTGTCAGCGTGCATCGCCCCGATGGCAAGTCCTTCGGTGCAGGCACGGTGATCGGCTACGAGCCGGTTGCCTCAGTAACCAATGTCAGGTTCGGCATGCTCGAGAAGTCTGCAGCCAAGATCGCCGCAGGCGCAAACAAAGGCACGATCGCCACCATCATGGGCGACTGGAAGCCTACGAGCTCGGCCGAAGCCAAGATGAAAGCCGACCAGGCGCTCAAGTCCAAGGACTGGGTACAGGTCGGCATGGACCCCGAGCGGCACTCGTACTTCTACGATCGCTCAACCATGGAGCCCGTGATCTCCGCTGACGAAGTCATCCAGATCGGCCCATTGGTCCTGGCCAAGAATCCGGTCTACGGCGACAAAGCCGACTTCATGTTCAGCAACAAGGCTGGCGGCAACATCAACGACAAGCTGCAGGCCAGGATTGACGGCGACTTCGACGCCGCGGTTGCTGAGTACAGCGCACTGCCTGGCGCTCAAGACGGCAAGCTGATCGACACCGACCTGGTCCGCGAGCTCTCGCCCGATTACCGCGCCGACAAGACTCGGGCTGCCGAGGTTCACGATGCGGCCAGCAACATGACCCAGCGCATGTTCGAAGCTCGCGTCGATGCTGCACCGCGCAAGTCGAGCGTGCTCTTCATGGCCGGCGGCGGCGGGGCCGGCAAGTCCTCTGCCGATACGCTTCTCAGCAAGGTGCAGGACAGCGTTCATACGATCCTGGATGGCACCCTCTCGAGCTACGACAAAGCAAGGCGCAACGTCCAACGCGTACTCGACCGCGGCCAGCGTGTGGTCATCGCATACATCTACCGCGAACCCGAGGAGGCGCTGGTCAATGGCGTGCTGACGCGCGCCATGAAGACGCGCCGCGCTGTTCCGCTCGATGCTTTGGTCAAAGGCCATGCGGGCTCGAGCGAAGTAGTGCGAAAGCTACAGGATGAATTCGGTGACAACCCCAACTTCGCCCTCTATGCGATCGACAACTCGCGCGGTCCGGGCAAGGCGGCGCTTTTGCCGCTCCAAAGTATCACGCCTGTGATAAAATCTGGACTGAAGGAGAGACTACTCAATGCAACCGAAACCGAATACCAAGCCGGCCGTATCGACGACGCCATCTACCAAGCAACCATCGAAGGATTCCCTGACGCCGCAGGAGCAGCTCGAGGCGAAGCTCTGGCGGCAGAAGATGGACAAGGCCTTCCAGGAAGCGCTCAAGGACGGAGCGGATCTGTCGGGCAAAGAGACGCCGTAAGCAGCAGCGCCGGCAGGTACAAGTTCACCAAGGACGAAAAGGGTCGCATTGTCTTTACCAAGGATGCCGACCGCATCCGCTTCCTGGCGCGCGATGTCGCCAAGCCATTCAAGGTTGATGGCGACCGCATCACCTTCCGCTCCGATGATGCAGACAAGGTCATTGAGGTGCTCGAGAAGGAGCCCAAGGTCGACAAGAAGATCGCCTCCGCGATCAAGAAGAAGCTAGGCCTCAGCGACGCTGAGCTCGCTTCCACCTCCCTCGAGTACCAGACCGGCGAACCCAAGGATC